TGTCCAACTTCTCGTTCGGCGAATGCGGCATCCTGCCCGGTGAAGAGATCGCCTTTATCAGCAATCCTGAATTAAAAGCAACAGTAGTTGATGATCGTAGAGTTTCTTATAACGGTGAAACCTTGTCTCTCACTGCGCTTGCAAAAATGCTTTCCGGGAAAAAGTATTCTATCGCCGGGCCGAAGTTCTTCACGTACAAAGGAGAACCACTCAATGATCTCCGACATCGGCTCGGAAAATAAGGATTGCACTATTTCCAACACGTCCGCCTCTGTTGCCCCTCACCAGCCCGGGTTGAGCACAAACCCGATCGGCGCGGCGTAGGCGGCACGTCGGGCCAAAAAGGGCCGAAAAAAGGCCGCTTCGATTGAAGCAGCCTACTGTCACACGATTCCTGGTAAACTATCACACGTTCCCATTGTACGGTCACACGATTCATTTCCGGTATCGTGTGACCGTTTGGCTTCGTGTGCTGGTATGCACCCATTCGCCCAGATTCCCATGATAATCGACTCTTTTCGACGATTAAAACCACAGCCGAGAACAGACTCGAATCCCGCAGACCTTTTGATTTCAAAGGCTCCGGGCCGTTTTTGCATTGTATCAATTTCACCATGTTTAGGAACCCGGGAATGGCACGGTCGATACAAGTAAACGATGCACCCCACAAAAGCTCGTGGGGTGCAAATAGGTGCATAATCTGCTGAGTGGGGTGCATCGTGTGAAAGTTTGGGGTGCATCACTCGACTTGAATCACCTCTCCTGTTGTCAGCGTAAAGCGCACATCCTTTTTTCCGTATACCGTCACCTGGTCAATCAGCGTTGCCCAGAGCTCGGTGCTGAACTCTGAAACCGTATCGGGCATCTGCTCAACCGCGTCGATGAAATCCGCGATCCGGCGATTCCGCATTTCCTTGTCCCGGATGCGAGTATCCAGTCTGGTCAGCTTTTCCTCCGCCTTCTTGTACTTTCCGGAAAGCTCATCGTACTGCTTGATGTACTTCACCTGGTCCTGCGCCTCTTTGGCATTCCGGTCGATCAGGGCCTGCAGCCTGTCTGCGAGAAGGTTCCTTTCAATCTCCAAGTCAGCACGCTCCTTTTCCAATTCCTCTGTCCCGCCGACAAGGGTCTGCAATTCTCGGAGGTTGGTGATAATCTCGTCTCGGTCAATTGAAAGCTTCCGGCAGACTTTCAGGAAGTCTGCTTCAATCCTGTCCTCGTACAGATGCGGCATCCGACAAATTTTGGTTCCCTTGTACTTGTTGTTGCACTGCCAGATGACCCGGCGGTATTTGTCATTGCTGTGCCAGACCTTAGGCCCGAAGGTCGCTCCGCAGCATCCGCAGAAGATTTTCCCCGAGAAAATGGTCTGCCCTTGAAGCGGCCTGTTCTTTCTCCGGAGAATCTCATCCTGGACTCGTTTGAAGGTCTCCGGTGGAATGATCGCCTCGTGATCCTGCTCGATGTGGTACATGGGGACCTGACCTTGGTTCTTGATGGGCGTCTTATGCAGGAAGTCCAGCGTGTATGTCTTCTGAAGGATTTTGTCACCCATATAGGTCTCGTTCGTCAGGATTCCTGCAACCGTCACATCCCGCCAGTTCTTCTTACCCGCTGGTGTCGGTATGCCTTCTTCTGTCAGGATTTTTGCGATCTTGTTGTAGGAGTACCCTTCCAAAAACAGGCCATAAATCTTTCGGACAACAACTGCCTGCTCCTTGTTGACAACCGGTGTTCCGTCAGGCCCTTTGTCATATCCGAGGAAGTGAGCGTACCCAAGGCTGTACTTTCCGTCAGCTGCTCTTTTCCGCTGGCCCCAGCGCACGTTCTCAGAAATGCTTCGGCTTTCTTCCTGAGCCAAGCTGCTCATGATGGTCAGTAGGAGTTCCCCCTTGGAATCGAACGTCCAGATGTTTTCTTTCTCGAAGTAGACCTCTGTCCCATGCTCTTTCAGCTTCCGAATGGTTGTCAGGCTGTCCACGGTATTACGGGCAAAGCGGCTGACCGACTTCGTTACGATCAAATCGATCTTGCCGTCCAGCGCATCCTCCACCATCTGCTGAAAGCCTTCCCGGTGTTTTGTGCTGGTAGCGGAGATACCTTCATCTGTGTAAACCCTGACGAACTCCCAGTCATTTCGGCTCTGGATGTAGTTCGTGTAGTAACTGACCTGGGCCTCGTAGCTGGATTGCTGTTCTTCCAGTTCTGTGGAAACCCGTGCATATCCGGCGACCTTCCGTTTCGTCCCGCTACTGATCGGTGCCGATGTGGTCCTGTCGATTGTTGCCGGTATGACCCTTACCTTTTTTGCCATGAACGTTTCCTCCCGTTAGTCATTTCAAGTTCCAGATGATCATCGAACAGGACGATCCGTTCGACCTGTCGCTTCAATTTGTGCACGATTTGTTCCTCTCCAATAGCCGTCTGCACAGCAGCCATCAGTTCCTCATCCCGCCAGTTCTTGCAGTCGCAGCTCTTTTTGCTTCTCCTGGCATCACATGTCCAATACCGGAACTGGCCTTGTGCAGTGCTGTGCATGAAAGCCTTTGACCCGCACTTCCCGCACCAGACCATCCCGCTGTAGGCACTGGGGTTTCTCTTCTCATGAAGCTGATCCTTGCCGCGTTCCTTCCGCATTGCCTGAGCGGCGGCAAAGGTGTCCGGATCTATGATTGCCTCGTGATGATCGTCCACACGGTACTTTGGAAGCTCCCCGTAGTTGATCCTCTGCTTGTGAGGCTTGTATGCATAGACCTGCTGGTAGATCTGGCACCCTGTGTATTCTTCGTTGCTGATCATTTTTCGGATAGTCTGTGGAGAAAAATGCTCTGTTCCCCGGACGCTTCTTATTTCCTTCTCATCCAGTTCTGTTGCGATTTCCCGAAAGGACTTCCCGGAAAGATACTCAGCAAAAATAAACCGGACGACTTCTGCTTCGTCCGGTTCGATTACCCGTTCATCGCCTTCCCAGCGATATCCATATAGTTTCAGGTGGGCGTGTGGTTTGCCTTGCTCATAGTTTTTTCGCACTCGCCATTTGATGTTCTGTGACAGGCTGATGCTTTCCTGTTCGGCAAAGCTAGCCAGGATGGAAAGCATCACCTCTCCTTCCGAAGTGAAGGTGTTCACGTGTTCACGCTCAAAGCGCACCTCCACGCCCAGTTCTTTCAGATGGCGAACTGTCGCCAGCAGATCAACCGTATTTCGGGCAAACCTGGATATAGACTTCGTCAGGATGATGTCAATCTTTCCTGCTTCACAATCAGCAATCATCTCCTGAAAGCGCTCTCGCGGCTTTGTGTCTGTACCGGTGATGCCCGCATCAATGTAAACACCGACATACTCCCATTCTGGCGTTCCCTGGATCAGGTTGCTGTAGTAACTAACCTGCGCGGACAGTGAATGCATCAGCTGCTCCGTATCGACAGAAACACGTGCATAAGCAGCCACTCTTTTCCGCTGAAACTGTTTGATCTGTCTGGTTTCAATCCGTTTTACGGTCGACATGTTGTTCCTCCTTTCCACGTTGCATTGACGCTCGCTCCTGGGAATTAGTCAAGTTATATTCGAGGATCAGGCCGTCAGAAACAGGCTTGTATTTCATCTTCATTTTTCGGTCCATCCTCCAGTATTCACGGTTGGAGATTGTTCTCTCCATCAGCATTCTTCTCGTCTGAATCATGGTCAGAGTATAATGGCACTCCCGCCGGAACTCGTGTTTTGACAGCTTCATGCGCAACCTCCACAGTGGATTCGTTACGTCGTATTAATCCTCTGTTTTCGGCAGCTTGCAAGTCTGATTCGGAAATTAATCCGTCAGAAACAGGATGGTATTTCTGCTTCATTTTGTCGCGCATCTGGCAGTATTCATCTTGGGAAATCAGGCCCTTCTTCAGCATGCTTCGTACATGACTCATCGTGACCGAAAAAAGGCATTCGTTCTGAAACTCCTGCTGCGACAATTCCATCATTGCTCACCCCCGAACCGGTCACGGATGTAGCAATCATGAGAGCAGTATTTCCGGTTACGGCTACCATAGGCCGAGAAGGTCTTCCCGCAGACAGGACACACGGATTGCCGGAGCGATTCACGCCGGAGTTGATTCGGATGAGAATTCCACCATTTGTACCGGCAGGAATCTGAGCAGAATCTCTTTGCTTTCCGTCCCGGGGTCTGCCTGATTTCTTCACCGCACTGCGAGCATGAAAAAACCGCCGCTGGCTGATCAGGTTCTTTCTGATCATCTGCGGCGGTCATTCGCTTCAGATAGGATTTAACTGTATTTTCAGATATCCCGATCTGTGCGGCGATTTTCCTGTACCCCAGTCCCTTTTCGCTGAGACTGGCAATCATCTGTTTCTCTTGGGTCGTCATCGAGCAGTCCTCCAATCGTTTGATCGTTTGACTACTCACGCCCAAAAGTCAGGAAGTTTTATAAGTGAAGCTCAGAAAAATAGTGATGGCACCTCCCACATAGATACCACGAGTCGCACAGCACTTTCATGCCGGAGGAAATAAGCTTGAATCTGGGTATCTCCTATTTCTCCTTCAGAAAAGCCTGCTCATGGTTTCGTACAGATGATCGATAGAAATCGGCTTTTCCGTGAAAGCATTCATCCCTGCGGCGATTGCTGCTGAACGATCTACTTCGCTCACATTTGCCGAAACCGCAACAATAGGAATCTGGGATTTTACCGGATGATCCATCTGCCTTATCCGCCTGGTTGCTTCGATTCCGTCCATATTTGGCATGGATAAGTCCATCAAAATCATATCAAAATACCCATCCGGCGCGTTTTCCAATTTCTTGAGGCATACGGCTCCGTCCTCCGCGAATTCCACTTCCGCGCCGGTTTGTTTGATGATCTCACCGGCAATTTCCCGGTTGAGCTCAATGTCATCAACAACAAGAATACGTTTACCGGAGAAATTGAATTGCCTGGCTTCCGACTTCTCAGCATGTCTGTGAAAATAGGCATCCAGATCTCTCTGCGTCAGTGGTTCGCTCGGCGTTCCTCCCTGTACGGTTTTGTGGATTTTCTCGCACCTTTTGAGCAGGTATTGTCCTGATGTCCGAATGGCATCAATATATCGGTTCATCCGTTCCGGATCATCCATCGAGCCTTTGAGCAAATCAGCGCATCCAAGAATAATATGGATTGGTGTACGGATGTCATGCGACATCTGAAAAATCTGCGTTAGACGGGAAGCCGGGCCTTCATCTACGCAAACTCGCAATAAATCACTAACGGTCACACCAAGTATGTCAGCCAGCCGGGGAAACAGGCTGATATCGGGATAGGAAATATCGCGTTCCCATTTTGAAACCGCCTTATCTGTTATATGGAGCATCTCCGCAAGGGATGCCTGCGTCAGATGGTTTTGAATTCTCAAGGCACGTATGTATTCACCGAGTGTCATCTTACTCAACCTCATCACCTCCAGGCATAAAGTATCATGCGGATGGTAGCCGCGCAATCGACTGATGGTTTACAGGTCGACATTGCTTCCCATACGAATCAAAACACAATCAAGGATATCATACCATAGAAAATCAAAAAGAAAAAAAACCTGCAAAGCCCGAAAAATGGACTCTGCAGAGAATTGAAGCCTTTAGCAAATCTTAACTCGTCCAGCGTATACCGGATCACTTCTCCAACAGAATTGTCCTGATCCTCCGCTGATGTCGTCCGTCATCAATTACCATGTGTTTTGGGGTTCAGAAATAAGATTCTTGTTGAAAAAATAAGCCAGCTTCAGGTCGTCGCCATAGAAATAGCAATCAAAATCAATAACAAAATCCATCAAGCCGTCTTCTTCCGTAGTATGACCGCCCTGTACAAACCATCCTTGTTCGTTCATGTAATGACCGATATTGAAGTGCTGGACAAAAATATGACAATCGGTATAGCCACAGGACTCCAGAACAGATTGAATTCGCTCTTTTATTGCTTCATCATGAACAAATGGCTGATCCAGGTCAAATACACCGTTTCCAATCAGCGCCTGAATTTTTTCAAGGGAATCTGCTTGTGCCAAAGCCTCTCTGATTTCTGTTTGTTCAGGGGTTGTGTTCCCCAGTGCATCATACATACGATTAGCAATAAAGCGTTCTTCCGGGGACAGTTGATCCGCATACTTCTGGGTCAACTCTCCCCATTGCATCTGGCATTCCACTTCTTCTGCTGAAGTTAACGAAACAATCATAAGCACAACCAGGGCAATAATGATACAGGCGATTTTCTTCATTGTGAGTTTCCTCCTTTTTATTCGTTGGCACCGTTTATTTGTTTTCCATCTTTACAGCATAATCAAGAAGAATATAACCCTCATGCATTTCACCGTCCTTTTCATATGAAATTTGCAACCACAAGTCATGCTGAACATCTTCATCCAGTCCAAGATTGTCAGGAATAATTGCCTGAACAGCATCATATAACCCGATAACGGTCACTTGTGCTCCTTCGCTCAGGTATTCTTCAGCATAAGGCAGGTATGGCAGCCAGGGCTCGGAAAGAACAGGCGTATCCTTTTGTCCATCTCTATGAACGGAGATAGTGTCTCCTTCTTTTATTCCCCTCCAGTCAACAACCCGTTCAGATGCTCCTGCCATATCAAAGCTGCTCTCGACCCATAGAACTGTATGATCTTCAGCGTTTACTGTTACACTGTATAGGTCGGCTAAAGATTTATTCTCCGTTTTCTGCGATACCCAGGTGAAGGTATATGTTCCGTCTCCTAAAGTCGTCTCATTATAGTCGTAGCGTTCCATCATCGTGTAAGCACTTAATTCATCAATTGAGATCCCATACTTATTGCAAAGGGCCTCCTTGGCTGTATCAATCAATTCTGTTCGCTGACCGGCATTATCTTTCGGACTTGGTACCGGTTCATCACCATACTCCTGCAGGAATTGTGTCTGATCTTCAATAGACCAGAACCTCATTTCTCCCTTCTCACTTTCCCATTGCTTACGTGCCTCAATGATTGAAAGGGTTACAGCCAAAGCAGAAGCGGTTAATATAAAACAAATAAGAATGGTGGTTATGGCAAAAGACAATCGGCATGGGAAATGGAGCTTTTGATTCTTTCTGGTAATATTCATCATCATTTTTTCGTGATCCATTGGCGAAACGCTGATGGGATCAAGTTTCATTGAAAGAGCCCGGTCAATTCCGGCATTCATGCGTTTCCCTCCTTCAACAGCAAATAAGCTTTATGTAGT